CTAAAAGATTAGCCGACATCAAGAAAAGACAAGAATTAGAACAACTCAATGCTGAAATTGCGATAGAAAGAGCTAAAGATACAAGAGATAGACAGAGTGTCGAAAAATTAAGACAACTTCTTCTCAGAAAAATCTTACTCGAGAAAGAAAATATCCAAATGACTGCTGAGATTAGACAAGCAGCACAGGAAGAAGCATTAAGACAAGCCGAAGAAGAAATTCAAAAAGATGTTGACGCATACGAACAAGGATTAGAGAAGAAAAGACAAGCGAATCAAAGATTTTTAGATAAAGAACTTGAAAGTTTGAGATTGAATCTCGCACTTCAAGAAAGAGAATATCAAAGACTCGTTTCGATTTATGGTGAGTTTTCTGTTGAGGCTCTCACACAAAAAGAGGTAGTTCTAACCGCTCGTCAAGACCTTATCAAACAAGAAACTTCATTATTATTTGGATATCAGAAAACAATTGAAGGTTTGACTAAAGAACAAACCGCACGATACAAAGAACTTATTGGTGAACAAGCTACATTTCAAGGGACTTTAGCTCAACAATATCAGAAAGCTGGTGGAGAATTGGGAAAAACCTTAGAGGAGATTTATAAAAATATTGATGACCTTAATAAAGCTCAATATGAAAGAGATATAAAAGGTTTAGAGGATAAAAGAAAAAAATTAGTAGATGAGTTCGCATGGCAGGAAAACTCAACCGTATCATTCCAAAGAAGACTTCAGATAGTTAAAGAACTTGGAAAAATTGATGAACAAGAAAGAAATATTGCGTTAGCCGCAGCTCAGAAAGCACAGGAACAGAGAGATGAACGAACGAGAGAGAATGTAGAAAATATAGAGGAAGCGAATCAAAGAATTGTTCAATCTGACCAACAATGTGTTAATGAACAAGACAGAATACAGAAGGATTTTATACAGAAACAAAAAATTAACAATGCGGCATACCAACAAATCCTTATAGCGAGAGCGGAGTTCAACAACGCAATCGTACAATCGGTTGCGGGTACAATGAACAGTATCGCAATGTTTATAAGTGACCTTGCGGGAAAAAACAAGAAAGCACAGAAGGCGGCAGTGATAATCGATAAGGCCGCATCCATCGGAAGAATTGTATCAGAGACCGCAGTCGCAAACGCTAAGGCTGTTGCCGCATCCCCTCTCACTGCTGGTCAACCATTCGTTGCCCTGAACTACGCATCCGCTGCGGCTTCAACTCTTGCGGTTATAAGTTCTACGATTCGTGCGATGAGAGAGATTGACGCAACCTCTACGGAAACAGGTGTAGGTAGAACAGGAGTTATCAATGTTGTTGCTCGAAGAGCTCGAGGTGGTATTGTAACAGGTCCTGGTACTTCCACTTCAGATTCCATTCCAACAATGTTATCCAATGGGGAATATGTTATTAATGCGAATGCTTCAAGAATGTTCGCACCAATTTTATCTCAATTAAATGCTCTTGGAAATCAGCCACAATTCTCAATGGGTTCGTTGTTGACACAAGCAATCGGTAATACAACTCTTGGAGCAACGATGGACCAAGATATGGAAAATAGAACAACCCCACCAATCAAGACCTATGTTTCAGCTACTGATATGACCAATCAGCAACAAATGGATAGATTGATTAAGTCTCGTTCTCTAATCTAAAAAGTGGAAAAAATTAACATTCTAAATATTTATTGATAATGAAGCCTGTTAAAGTCGTTGAATTATTCATTGATGATGAGTTCGATGAGAGTGGTATAGAAGCCATCTCTCTTGTATCAAGACCTGCTCACGAAGAAAGATGGATGGCATTCAATAAAGAAGAACAAGTTGAAAGACTTGAACCTTCTTATGTCATTTGTGAAGATAATTTCTGTGAACATAACCCCAAGTTAGATGAATGTGGTGAACCATATTCAAAATTGATTAAGGAAGGTTGGTCAATCGTTAGAGTGGAGAAAATGACTCCAATGATGGTGGAGAAAATGAACAAACAAAAGTTCAGTTCTCCAAATGAACCTTCCGAGCTTGATACAGATGAGACAAGAATACGCTACAAGTACATAGGACCTCGTGACGAGAAGAACAGAAAGTTTTGTTCGGATATGTTGTCAAAAAATAGGGTCTATAGAATCGAAGATATTGAACAATTAACCGCATCCCAAGCTAACCCTGACTTCGGTTATTATTCCATTTTCTTATGGAGAGGTTCATTTAACTGTAGACATCAATGGGTAAGACTTATTTATAAGAAAGAAGGTTCGATTAGAAATACAGGTTCTTCACTTAAAGGACTTGAAAGAGAAGAAGGTCTCGGTCCACAATTACAACCAAATACTGTTCCTGACAATCAAAGAGGAAAAGTTCCTCCAAGACAAGGTGATTCTTATGTTAGAAATTTTTCTGATTCCAAAATGGGATTGGAAGACGCATGTTGGGAAGGATATGAAGCTATCGGAACGAAAATCGTAGATGGTAAGGAAGTTCCAAATTGTGTTCCAATTAAAATGACTGAAGATGATTTCGCAGAATCCATTAACATATATCCACAAGGTGTAAAAGACGCAGCAAAAAGAGCTGTTAAATGGGCTGAGAAAAATGGATGGGGTTCTTGTGGAACTGAGGTAGGAAAAACAAGAGCTTCTCAATTAGCAAATGGTAGACCTTTATCAGTTGATACTGTTAAGAGAATGTATTCTTATCTATCAAGACATAGAGGTGATTTACAAAGTTCAAAAGAATATGGTGATGGTTGTGGAAAATTGATGTATGATAGTTGGGGTGGTGAAGCTGGTTTAACATGGTCAGAAAGAAAACTTCGTGAGTTGGAAAGAGAGAAGATGTCAAAACCAAAACCAAGAAAAGAAATTACATTATCCAATATGGAAAAGTGGGGTGGTGTTAGCCTCAATAATAAAAAGTTATTGTTCTATGATGAAGAAAAAAGAATTGTGGTGGGAGCAGCAATGGTCCCCAACAAAATGATTCATAGATATGATGAACTTGGAAACTTGTATTATGTGTTTTTCTCGAAGGAGTCCATTAAAAGAATGGCTGAGAAATTCCTGAAACAAAAGAGAACAGATGAAACTTCCATTGAACATGATGGAAATAAATTGGGTTCTCAAAAAGTTTATGTGACTGAGAGTTGGGTTTCTGAAGACCCACAAAAAGATAAATCAGCGGCTTATGGTTTTAACTTGCCAGCAGGAACATGGTTTGTATCAATGAAAGTTGAAGACCCTCTTGTTTGGAAAAAGGTTAAATCAAAAGAGTTGACTGGATTCTCTGTGGAGGGATTGTTCGCAGAGAAAAGTGTTTTTTCCAAACAAGAAAAACAAATAAACCAAATCAAAGCAATACTAAAATCTATCAAAGATGACAAGTAAAAAAGCGTTAGAAAGAATTATGAATGTGCTTGGTCTAACAAGTCAATCATTTTTTGAAGCTAAAACTGAACAAGGGTTAGCCGTAAAAATGGAAGGTGAGTTGGAACTTGGAGCACCGATTTATATTTCTACAGAAGAGGGTCTAATCCCCGCACCTCCAGGTGTTCACAAACTTGATGATGGTTCTGAAATTGAAGTAGATGAAGACGGCAAGGTTATCAAAATTAAAATGGGTGAAACCAAAGACGAAGAAATCGAAACAGAAAAAGAAGAAGAAGACATCAAGGATGAAGAAATGTCTGATGAAGAATTTGGAGATATCAAACTCGCAAGTGGTGGAATGTTGGCTTTAGAGGGAGAAGTCCCTGCTGTTGGTCTTCGTGTAATGAAAAAAGGTTATGACGGAACATTATCCGCAATAACTGATGGATTATATGAAACAACAGATGGTCAAGTTCTAAGCATTGTAGGCGGAGCTATCGAAGGAGTTCAATCGAAATCAGATAATGAAAAAAGAGGCACTGGAATGGATATGGAAAAAGAACAACCTCTATCAGATATCGGCAAAAGCATGGCAATAGTTTTTGGTGAAGATTACTTCACAATCGCAAAGACTGCTGATGGTGCTACAGTTGAATCAAAAACTTTTGATGTTGGTGAAGAAGCTTATCTTCTCAAAGATGATGGTTCAAAAGAACCAGCACCTGATGGAGAACATCAAGTGGTTCTCAAAGACAGCAAAGGTGAGGAAAACAAAATTCGCATTATGGTTAAAGATGGTAAGATTGTTGAAAGAGAAAATGTTGAAGAATCAATGGAACAAATGGAGCAGATTGCTTCAATGTTCGCTGAAGCTATCAAGAGATTCGAATCAAAATTGGACATGATGACCACAAAGCAAAAAGAGCTTGAGAATAAATTTCAAAAGTTCAGCAAAGAACCAGCAGGTTCAAGAGTGTATACTCAAAAAACAATAAACGAAGAGGCAATCTCTCCATTCTTATCAAAATATGAAGCATTTCGCAGAATGAGAGAGGATTTGACTCAAAACTAAAAACAAAATAAAAATGAAAAATAATTTGAAAAAATTGGCTTTCAACTATGACTTGGGTGGTCTTGGTGCGTATGTAGACCAACTTTCTGCTGATATTATCAGTGAGGCAGTCCTTACACCGGTCACTATGAAGTATTGTAATGTGGTTCCGGGAATCAAGGGGACACAAAATGTTAACCTATTGTCTGAAACACTTTCAGTTCAAACAGGTACAACCTGCGGATGGAACTCTGAAGGTCAAGTTACTTTCACAGTAGCTCCTGTAACAGTTCAAGCATTAAAGGTAAACCAATCACTTTGTTTACAGCAATTGAACACACTTTGGTTGGGACAGTATTTAAATGCTGGCTCATACAATGAGAACGCACCCTTCGAAGCTGCGATAGTAGATTTACAGACTAAACAGATAAAAAGATACAACGAAGACCTTCTTTGGAATGCTTCTTCTGGTACTTCTTCATTCAGCGGATTCAAAGAAATCTTCGCATCTGCTAACTTCGTTTCAAACGGAGGTGTTAAATTAACAGGTCAAACAGCACTTTGTTCTGTAACTGGTGCTACAACTGTTGAAAAAGCTCTCAATGTGCTTGGACAGATTGATA